TTTGGCTTTCAGATCGTAGAAGCCGAACGGTGTGAGCCGCGCCTTAGTCGTGTATCGCTGCAACATCGAGGTCAGGCCACTATATACGTAAGGCTCGCCCTTCCGAGTATGGACTAGGGTCTTGGTGATGCTCGGCACCGAATCGTTCAATGCTGACTGCAACACGGCATCGAGCGCGGGCGTGATCTCGATATCGACGATCGCGCCCGTCTTGCCCTGTTTGTTGCGCAGGACGCGCCGCACGCCGTCGCCTTCGCGCTTTGTCACGATGTTGGCGCGTGTCCACAAGATGATGTCCTCCGGGCGCTGCAGGGTCCGGTAGATCAGTTCCATGAGGATTTGCACGGGCTTTGCCGCCGTCCGGTAAACGGCCCCGTATTCGTCATGCTCGACGTAGCGCTCCCGCTTTTTCTCCTTGTTGCGCCGCACTCCGCTGCACGGGTTCGTCTTGACGCCGGCGTCGCCCCCGCGGACCAGCCAAGTGAAGCATACGGACAGACACGCCTTTTCACGGTTGGCCCGCACAGGGCGGCCCAACTCCGCGCCGGCGTCGAGATATCGTGCGACGTGCTTTGGCTCGACGCTGGCCGGCGTCATGCGGCCGAAGAAGTCTTTCAGCGGCTCCACGTCGCGCTTGTAATCCTCGTACGTGCGTGGGGCCAGCTCGCCACGCGCGACGCGTTGCTCGCAGTGCACGACGAATAGATCCAGATAGTGTTTCATCGAGCCGTACGACGACTCGGGATCGTTATATAACGCCGCCTTGCGTTTAGCTTCGGCGAGATCGGTGCCCAGGCGCTCCCAGCGGCCGCCGCGGTGGAAATAGTAGAACGCGCCGTGTTTGGCATATAGGCGCGCGTGTTTCTTCGGGTCAAGCCCGAGCGGATTGTGTGTTCTTGTTCGGCCCATTTTTGGATTTTCTGGTTCGTTTGTATTTATTGAGGAACGCGGCCACATCCGGCTCGCAGGATCGACGACGCGCCGGATTTGGCCTGTCGCCCCCGCCCCCTGCCATCACATCGTCGAAGTGAGTGCGTGACAAGAGCGGCATCCCATTGGGCTTGATGCGCAGATCGAAGCCTTGCTGCCGAAACCAGCGAGCAATAGCCGCGGGCTGGCGCAGTGGGGAGGCAATAATTCGCAGCTCGTCGTCGGTGAGGAAGGGCAGAGGGTATTTGTCTTGCATTGATATCTGATGCGTGAATGAGAGGTCGTGCGACCATCATGGCGTTATCTGTCGCCGGGTAGGGCAGTAGTTGCAATCCGAATCGGACGGGCAAGCGCTATGCACGCTCAAACACCCAGCATTTGACGGTGGCCGGCAACGCCCGGTTTGCCGGATCGCGTCCACGCAGCGCGCTCTTAACGGTCTTGACCTCAATAAAGCGGCGCGAGCGACTGGTGCGCAAATAGCGTTTCAGGTCGGCCAGCGGCGGCGTTGTCTGACGGCGGTCGGCGGCCACGGTCGCGAAGTGGTTCAGGTTCACGGCGATCAGCTTTTCGTCAAACGAATGATTCAGGCGTGGCTCGTCGACGTCGCCATCGAGATACTCGAACATGTCCCAGAATTCCTGCACGACAGGGTGATCGGCATTGATTGCGCGTTGCCGGCTAATGGCCATCTCGACCAGCGTTTCGCGCACGGCGTCGATGCGCTCGTGAGTCAGCGGCACAACAAGGCCCAGCGCGTCGACGAGCGCCATGAGTTGCGCATGATTCTTCGCAATACGCATGCTACGAATCTCGCCGAGCGCCTGGAGCTGCTGTTCGTACTGTGGCGTGGCCTCCGTGACGGTTTTCATCACGTCAGCTTCACGGAGGATCGCAGCGAGGAGGAAGCCGCTCACGGCGTCGACCGGCATGCGCTCCAGCTCTTCAGCATGGCGTTTGGTCTGCGGGGTCTGCGCCGCCCGATCGAAGTGGAGGTGTAACAGACGCTGTAACAGACGCTGTAACACTGCCTCACTGGCCGACACTTGTGCGTTCTGGCTGATGACGATCGCACCGCGGAACGGTGGCTCGCGTGTCTCGTTGCCGCCGTTCTTGACGCCGATCGCGCGCACGCTGCGGCCGTTGTATGCGGTCTTGAGTTCGTCCCAGTCGAACGAGCGGGCCTTGGCCGTGTCTTCGCCGCCGCTCCGGTCGGCCTCGATCAGCACGACCGGCATCCCCGATACCTGCGCAAAATTCCGGGCACGCGCGGCCAAGGATGATTTCGACGGGTCGAAGCCTTCATAGTCGCGCCGACCAAAGAGCTTCCACATGAATTCGATCAGCGTCGATTTGCCGGCGCCAGGTTCGCCGACAATCTCCAGAAAAGGATAGCTCTTGTGTTCGGTGCGGATCTGCTCGGCAAACAGCGAACCAAACCAGAATGCGAGCGCCACGACGCCCTTCGCGCCGAAGCAGTGCCAGAGCTTGTCGACCCATTCAAACCCGTCTTCGGAATTCTCGTCGGCGCGCTTCCTGTTGATATTCAGCGTAACGGACTGGTTTAGCGTCTTGACGCTGAGTTTGCCGATATCGAAGAAGTCTTCCTCGTTCAGCTCGTAGACCTGTCCGCCCTTGACGGCGAGGTCGTTGAAGATGTATGCGCCGTGCTCTTTACTGTAGCCGACGAAATCGACGGTCTGCACCGAGCGGATGCCAGCCATCTGCGATTTCAGGTAGCGGTCGAGCTGCGTGCCGTTACCGGTATAGAACGCACCGGGCGCGATCGCGAGAAGCCGCTTCTTGAAATCTGCCGACGAGGCGATCTGGCCGCCCGTGAATGTGTTCTTGACGGTGTGGCCGCCGTGCGGCGAGTCGATGCGAAAGTAGTACCACGCCTCGTCGGTGAGCGCGTTGGCCTGGTAATAAAGTGCGGTCGGCAGACAATTGGCGATCTCGCTTACTGTGCCCGATTCGTTCAGGGCGTAGTCACGCCGGCCCTTCTCCGTGAGCCCCGACTGCTGTTCGGCTGCTTCGCGTGCCCGGTCGAAGCGCTCCATATCCAGTTTGAACCAGAACAGGCGTTGCTCGAAGTCGAACGGGAATTCGCGAAGGCCGCGCTTCTCGTACAGAAGGATAGCCTTGTCGAACGCGGTTTCGGCGAGCAGCAACGCGCCGTGGTGACGGTATTCGGCCCGGTGATCGTCGCCTAGCTGGTCGCGCTGATGCAGATCGTTCCAGTCGATCTTTGCCTTGCCTTGTGGGATCTGTGCTGCCTCGCACGTCCAGCCGGCCTCGCGGGCACGACTTACCCATTTCTTCGTATAGCTGCGCCCAGCTCGATCGCCGTCGAGTGCCCACACAAGGCGCGGCCGGGGCTTGTTGCCGGGCGCGTCGCGCAACGCTGCCAATGCGTATTCGGGATAGTTGTTGCACGACATAAGCGCGACGGCCGCGATGCCGTGATGTTCGAGTGCGATCGCATCGAAAATGCCCTCAACGAGCCACACCTCGTCGACCACGGTCAGGTCGAGCGTGGGCGGTTGCCACCAGCGACCGGCATAGCTGCCGCCGTATCGGAAATTCGCTTTCTTGGTGAACCGACCGGGTTCGTCAATGATGCGTTCCCAGTACGTGTCAGCCACCACGAATCGCACTGTCGCCGAACCGGCCTTCAGCTTTGCGTCGTAGTACTGTTCCTGTGTGTACCAACCACGCACGCGCGCCGGATCGAAGCCACGTGCGAATTGCATATAAGCGTCGGCCGCTGCATTCGGGTTCGCCGGTGCCAGCGGATAGCGCTCGGACCACTTTTCAAACAGGTCGGGATAAAGCGCCTTTACGTGCTCTTCATAGCCGCACTTGTTCGCGCGGCCGCAGCGCACGAACCACGGACTATCGGCGCGCGCAAACAGCTCTTTTTTGCCGCATGAGGGGCACAGCCCCTGCTGCAACCAAGAGTCGTTTTCCTTGAAGGCGAAGTCAGCCAGCAGGCGTTTCAGGATGTCATGATGAAGGGTCGGCGTCATGCTCAACGGTTTTTCCAGGCGTAAAGAATCCCACCCGTCGATCCGTATTGGACCGACGGGAGTACAGGTCTGAAGGGGAAAGGGTGTGGCTTAGCTAGTGCGGAGGCCGCTTTCGCTGGTCAGCTCGGCCGTGGCCATGCCGTGATGAAAGAGGTTTCGCGTGCTGGGTACGGGTTGGCTGGCCAGTGCCGGGGTGCGAACAAGGGCCATCAAGTCGGCAATGGTAAAAACGCGCTTGCGGCCGCTTACGGGATCGTGCACAAATACGGCAAACGCGGTGGTGCGCGTCAGGTCGACATATTCGCGCCGGCAACGCGATTCGATCTCGCCGATAGCCTGCAACGCTGCATCCTCGGCTGTGCTGGCAGAAACGCCGGCGGAATTGATCAGGTAAGTGACGCAGCGCTCAACTAACAGGCGCCGGTCATGTTCAAGGTGCTGCGCCTGATGCTGTGCGATGAAAGTCATCGCCAGCGGATACAGATCAGGTGTGGTTGTCATGCTGGCCTCGCTGGCAAGGTAATTACAGAGTCAGTTCAAGCTGCTTCATGATGCGTTCGCGCACGTGTGGCGAGAACGGAATCCGGACAGCCGGGTTGGGTTTCGCTGACGGGGACAGCGTGCGTACAATTTCAAGGTTAGCGACGTAGGTATGCCCGCATTCCGGGTCCTGACACATATAGGTCAGCTCGCGCAGCGTGCCCGACATTGCGCGGCTGGTGCGGGCTTTGGGTCGTGTTCCACAATGCGGACAGCAAATGGTGATTCTCATAGGCTCAGGCTCCTGGGACAAAGGCACGCCACCCCGGCGTGCGCCCCGACCTCGTCGTTACGCAATGATTTGGCGCGTTCCGCGGGCCGATGCTTAACGAATGAATCCAAGCAACGAAACCTTTCAAACGCATACAGATAATTACAATGCGTAAGAATATAATGGCACGATTGTGCATCTGTCAATAAATTGCTATCCAAATGACTACTTCAGCGGAACGGCTCAAGGAAGAACGACTACGCGTGGGCATGAGCCAGGAGCAGCTCGCGCAGGCCGTTGGCATGTCCAAGGGTACGCAGACTCACTACGAAACGGGCAAACGCATGCCCGACTTGGCCTATCTCGCTGCTGTTCACGAACTGGGACTGGACGCCGCCTACATCGTTACCGGCCAGCTCGCAGAAGCCGGCATCCCGGAAGACGAACAGCAATTTCTGTGCGTATTTCGCAAACTTGATCGTCGGGGCCGCACATGCGTGATGGGTGCCATGCTCGGGTATCTCGAAGGCTGAATCACATTCATCAGCCACCTTTGCGAAAGTGCGAGCGGTGCCGGTCGCTCGTCGGATCGGCGCGCGTCTCTAGATCAAGTTCGCACGTGTAACCGCCGTCCGCTAGCTCGTGCCGCACCCTTTTCAAAAGCCATGACTCGGCATCGATATCGGGCTTAAAGCCATTCAGATAAACGGGCAATTCGGGGTATAGGTCGGGCCGGCCGAGCGCGAGCATGTAACTCATGGTTGCCTGACTGCGTTGCGTGCGGTTCAGCTCGGCCGTTGCCGCCGCGCTCGCGTCGGCTTCTGTCGGGTAGGTTTCGGGTAGTACCTTGATGCTGTGACTGTTGTCGCCGCCGACGACGACAGACTTGCGCCTGGCGCGGCCGGTCGCGTGATAGAACGCGCGCACGCCCGCATAGTTCTCGCGTTCCGATACGTGATAGCGATGCCGGTCGCCATCCTTGCGCGTCAGCTCGATCGACGTGAGCGGCTTGCCGCTCGCAGTCGTGCCGTGCCCGATCGGCATGAAAAGCAAGTGAGTGTCTTTCACGTTCATTACGGCGTCGTAACGCTTCGCGAGGCGTGTGAGAAACGACATATCCGACTCGTGCGTCTGATCGATGTGCGCGATCACGACTTTTGCGAGCGCGTCGGCGACGGCCGCTTTCAGGTCGTGCGCGCCGGCGATCTTGCGCACGATCGCGCCGATCGATTCGCCGTGCCAGCTCTTTTCCTTTCGCTCGCTCATGGCGTTCGTCATTGAGGCCGATCGTGCCTGAATGGTGAGCGTATCCGGGACGCCGGCGTGTTCGACCTCGTTGATGGTGAAAGAACCCTTTTCGACGAGGCCGGTGTCTTCCCATCCGAACGCCACGCGCACGAGTTCGCCGCGTTTGGGGATCGCGAGCTTTCCATCGGAGTCGTCGAGCACGAGCATTAGCGTATCGGCTTCGTCCGATCGCGACTCGTCGAGCGACAGGCTCACGAGGCGCGGCGAAATCTTGCTCGTGAGGTCTTTGCCGTTGAGCGTGACCTGA